CACAGGGTGCCGGGACAGGAGGCCTTCGCTTGCGTACCCGTCCCAATTTATGACAGGACGCAATCCGAACGTAGTCTCAAAATTACCCTTACGAGTAACTTGAATTTCACCGTGCTCATTAACACAAAAGCGCTCTTCGCGAGAGCTATATGTGTCAGAAGCTGCCGATACATACCGTAGGGAATCGAACGCGGTGAGGAGTCGTACTGACTCTCGCACGTCTTTTTCTTTCTCCGGTACTTCCCTAAAACTTAGGGCGAAATAATGTTGGTTACTAATCATGTGAGATAATTCGGCATTACGCCAACGTTTCGGTACATGAGGTAACCATTTCTTATTTTGTATCTCTACTTTTGACCTTGTACAAGGATAATTATGATCATACCGTCGTGCGTAAGCACTAGGTACACATAATCCTTGTTCGCAATCTGCGTAGAACCGTCTACCGGCTTTATCTTGTTTAACTATCGAACCTAGGGGGTATAAATTAATACCCCCATGGTCCTCTAGTAGGCTTACAATATATTTATAAGCCTCGCGATAACCACGAGAAACTCGACAATCAAAATCGAGAGATCGTGGAAGAATTGCGTTGGCAACATGATAAAAGTCCTTGGCCGCTTGTAAACGGCGTTTAAGGTAGATGGGGCGTACGTTAATGCCCTGGTAATAGTCCGCACCACACGACTCTTTGAAAGGTCCTTCTAGGAAGCTCTTTTCAGTGTTAACTGAAAAGCCGCTCCACTGAAGGTTTTCAACAAGTTGTGCGGAAAGCCATCTTGGTACTATAATGTCGTCGCCGTAAACGGCTAGATCATCAGTACTTAATGACTTATCCATAATCTCGGCGGTAGCTTTTGCTATCCCCCAAAAAAGGAGTGACTCCAGCGGGAAGGTAAACCCGTTACCCATAGCAGACATTTTATTGTACGCTATAGTTTGGCCGTCAATCACGCCACTTTCGTGGCGGAAGTCGTCCATTAAGGCAAACCAAAGGGATGGTAGCAACAATTTACAGATACCAATGGAAACGGTATCAGACGCCGAGGCTAAATCAATAGTCGACGGTTGCTCCCAGTAGGCTGTCACACAATCTTTCAAAGAACCCAGTATGCTGCCTTGAAGGGCGAGCTTCTGATTCTTCGTCTGATCTGTTAAGTCTACTCCAACACTTTTAAGTCGTTCAGTTAATATGGCCTTAAGGCCTAACTGAATATACATATTAGTGCTGTTCCCGACCCCGATAGGACGCATAGATCGCGCGTCCTTGAGGACAAAGTTAATACGTTCAGGTTCATTAAAGCAGAGTGCCCTATCCAGCAATGTAGATTCTACATAAGCTGGAGATTCATGTAAATGGCGGATGATTTCGCCATGTTCTTGATTCGTGAGGTACCTTGACCATCGCTTATTAAGCGAGATCGCTGCTTTAACATAATGCCTAGCCCTTCTCGTAGTGTTCACTCGTTTAAGTTTGTACTTATGATATACAGTACTAGCTTTGAATGGACATTCCGTAGTAGAGCCCTTTCCATGTTCACCCGATTCCAACACTTTCATGATGGTCTCGGTTGTT